GTTTTTCAAGTTTATTTTATTTGATCTTAGACGATTTATTCATCTTTTGGGATAATTATTCATCTTTGAAGATAATTATTCATCTTTGAAGATAATTATTCATCTTTGAAGATAATTATTCATCTTTGAAGATAATTATTCATCTTCGAAGATAATTACATCAAAATCAATTTAAAAATAAATATTATATATAATAAAAAAAATGATTTGTGAATATTGTAAAAAAACACTTAGTTCAAAAAGTAATTTAAATTATCATCAACAAAATAATAAGACGTGTTTAGCTATTCAACAAAGAGAAAGTGATAATGAAATAAAAATTGCACTGGTTAGTTGTGAATTTTGTAATGATTTTTTTTCTGAGCAAAATTTATTAAGACATTTAAAAAAATGTAAAATTCAACCTATTACCGAAAAATTTAAAAAAGAAAAAGATATTGAAATCGACCAAATAAAAAAAGAAAAAGATATTGAAATCGAAAAAATAAAAAAAGAAAAAGATATTGAAATCAACAAATTAAAAGAAAAAATTAATCAACTTACTTTGGAAATAGTCTCTCTAAAAACTGAAAACAACATTTTTAGCAGAGGACATGAAGAAATTTTTAATTTGGCTAGACAACCTAAAACAACTAAGAATAATAATAATAACAATATCACTTTAAAAAATAATTTTTTTAATGATACTGAAAAGGTAAAAGAAATTATCAACAGTAAGTTAGATAGATTTGATATTGCCGCTGGTCAAAAAGGTATAGCCCAATTTACAGCAAAAAATTTACTTAAAAATGAAGATGGTTTATTGAATTATGTTTGCACTGATCCAAGTAGAGGTATTTTTAATTTAATTGATGAAAATGGTGAAAATGAAAAAGATGTCAAAGCATCCAAATTAACCAATTTATTATTTGAGAGCGGATTGAAAAACAAAACCGTTGATATAGGCGAAGCTCTTTGGACAAAAGAAGATGGATCTCATGATGGAGAAAAATTTCGAATGTACCAAGAACCAATATACGAAATTAGAACTATGATGAGTGATAATTCCAAATTTAGAAATGAACTAGCTTGTTTAACCACAAGATAGTAGTAGTACTTTACTTTTAAAAAAACATGTAATTATATTTACTTAGTTTATTATTTTTTCTATAAATCTATCTATTCCATCTCCTGTTTTTACTGATATTCTGATAACATCTTCTCGATGATTATGTAATACTGATGATGGTAAATCACACTTATTCACTACAATAAGATATTTTTTATTTTCTTTTATTTCATTTAACCATTTCATTCCAAATTTCGAGCTTATTTTGCTCGTATTGTCTATCATTAGAACTATGATGTCTACTAAATCAGAATTTTTACTGAATAATCTTGAATCGTCATTATACATATACTGTCCGCCATGATCAAAGAAAGTAAATTCAGTAAAATTGTATACAAACCTTATTTCAGTTAGCGATTTAGAAGGAAAGTAAGATCTTATAAACTTATCGTTCTTTAATCTTTCGATAAACGAACTTTTTCCAGAACTACTAACCCCTATTAATGAAACGTTTACTTTTTTAGGCCCAATATATTGTGAAACAATAGACAATATATTATCTGAATCATCTACACTTTCATACATTTCATCTACCAAACTGTTTCCAGATAATTGATTTTTAGAAGAAATATCATAACAAAAAACAAAGTATGGTATGATATCTGACATAACTTGATTTTTATACTTAAAAAATAAAAAATATATAAAAATCATTTTTTTTTCTACGAAGAATTCAGTTGTTTAAATATTGAAAATTGTTCCTTGTAATATTCCTGATGACGTCTAAATATTATATTACTTCTTTCAAATTCATATTCAACTTTTTCTTCATGATAATCATTAACAATATGATTTAATTTTACTTCTATTTTATTCAATACCATAGACATTATTTTTAAACTACTCACAGGGTCTTTTTGTATTTTTTCAGAAATATTTTTTAAATTTGTGTGGTATAAAATAACCAATTTGAAATATGAAATCTGTTCGGTAATGTATTTAATCGTTGATGTTGATACTATATTTTTATTTTCAAGTGCATTTTCTAAATGTTTTATATTGTTTTCTGAATCTTTAATGATTTGATTTATATTCTGTTCATCTTCTTTTTCCATATTTTTATCTTTTATAGTAGAACTTTAGATTATTAAACTAAATAATTATTTAAAACTTCAAAAAAATAAATATAAAAAAAAATGAAGCAAAATTTTTCTTATATTACTTTTGTTAATAATAATAAAATTTATTTAGATTTATTAGATGTTTTATTAGAATCTATTCAAATTTTTTCCAAATATTCAATCATAGTATATTTTTTATCAGTACCTAATGATATAATTAAAAACTTTATCAATAAATACAATGATAAAATAATTCCTCGACGAATTGATGAAGATTTGGGTTTAGTATCTATATATTATTACAAACCATATATTATTATTGATGCAATTCAAAATGATTTACTAGAAAGTGGATTTTATATTGATGTTGATAATATAATAACAAAGTATTGTGATGATGTTGTATCAGTTTTAGATAAATTAAATAAAATACCTATTTCTCCAATTCATCCGGATAATGTGGATATACCAAAGTATTATATGGAAAATTTAGGAATAAATACAACAAGAACTCAGCATTATATACATGCATCTTGTTTATTATTTAAAAAATCTAATATAGAATTTTTAAGAGAATGGTATAATAATTGTTTAAAATCAAGATATGCATTTTGGGATGAAACTTGTTTAAATTGTACTTATTGGAAATATAATTGTGTGGAACATTATTTACCAATAATAGATCCATATTTTGAACAGTTCTATACTACTAATGGAAAAGAATCTATGAATCAAGTTTATTTATATCATGGATGCAAAGATTCAAATAAACAAAGAAAATTACTAGTGGATTTGAAAGAATTTTACGATAAAATAAAATAAGATTTAAAAAAATATGTTTTTACATAAAAATATATATGTTTGTTGATAATATAAGCCAATTTGTACTAGATTTTATTCAAAATAATAAAAATCCCAACTTATGCGATGCTTGGAATTCCAAGAAAAATCAGGAACAATTAGTTAAAATTATAAAAAAGAATAATATAATAATAAAGGATCCTCAAAAACCAAAGCGAGGAAAATCTGGATATTTATTCTTTTGTGCTGAGTATCGTGAAAAAATGAAACAAGAATTTCCAGAATTAAGTGTAAAAGAGATTGTTTCAAAGTTAGGAATACTTTGGAAAAAATTAAAAAAGGAAAATAGTCCTGAAGTGAAGAAATTTGAACAAATGTCATTAGATGATCGAAATAGATATAAAGATGAAATGACAGGTTATGTTCCTCTTATACGTAAAATAAATAAAAAAGAAAAGAAGATTGTAACTGATGATGAAATTATTAATGGAGATGACAATAATATTACTTCAGTAATTGAGGATGAAAAAAATAAACAAAAAGAAGAAAAAAATCTAAAACGTTCAAAGAAGAAGGAAAAAGATGATGGGTATTCAAAGTTTATAAGAAGTAAGAGGAATAAAACTAGAAAAACACATCCAGAGTTAGATTCAGAAGGGATTTTAAAATATCTTGCACAAAAGTGGGAGAAATTTCCAGATATCAAAAAGGAAAAGTATAGAAAGAAAAAGTAAAAAAAAATATATATTTTTTTTTCTAACTTAAATAAAAATTTTAAACCAATTAAGTTTAAAATTTAAATTAAATACTATTTTTATAATATATTACAACCACCACCAGAACCTATACCACCGGCTCCTCCAAAATTCATTCCCATGTCACCCATATTTCCGAAGCTGATAGATGATGGTTTATACAAACAATCTGTGTACCCACCACTAAATCCAGGATAACATTTTTTTTCAGAATTTGGATCTGGATTGCCTAGAAAATCAAGAGGTTGTTTTTTAGTTAAAATTTTATCACAAGTTCCATCCTCACTTACTAATCCGTCTTCTGTTATCATAGTTTTATTATCGATTAAACTAGTTGAAGAAATTTTACAATCATTACCTAAATTTTGAGAAATACATTCACCGTTGTAAAGTATAAAATCTTTTCTACAAATGTTTTTTGTTTTGCATTTTCCGCTGTAATCAACCACACCTATAAACCTTTTAGATTCGCATGATTTTCCAGTTTCTTTACTAACACATTTATTTTGAATTTTTTTATAATCATCTTTGCATTTGCCAGTTGGTAAACAAAAACCTGATTTCATTTCATAATACTGATCATACTCATCTTTTTTACATGGTTGACCATCTTTAAATGCTGATGAAGAATTAGAATTTCCCAATTTTTGTAAATTATCATTCATTTCTTTACCGCCACTATATTTAAAAGCTATTTTATTCACAAATGACATTCCAACATATTTGAATACATCATCCGGTATATCTTTTAAAAAATCATCTCGCTTTTCTAAATCCATTACATCAATTGCGATATTTGCTGTGCAATCTTGATCTGCAGGATTCCAAAAAATAGATTTTTTTGTGCAATATTCAATATTAATACCATCACAAATTCCTGTTGTTGAATTATACGGTAAACCATTATTTTCACACACACTTCTTAGATGAGGTAAAGAAAAAACACATGCACTATGTTTATCTGAAATTGGTTTAAATTCTGCATATTTTTCTGTTTCTTCCTTCATTCTTTTATTCAATTTTTCTTTTTCTTGTTGTTCTTTTTCGCTTAAAGAACGTCCAACTTCCCACCATTTTCTTTCTGGAATTTCCTTTACTTTACTCCAATCATATAAATTATTGTCACAAGTGCTTTTTGAATAAGAACAGAAAGATATATTTTTATCTTTATTTTTAGTTGGAATAGTACCGGGTATTCCATCAAATTTTCTACATAATCCATTGAAACCTTCAAAAATTCTATCTTCTAAATTTAATAAACTAATATATTTAGAAATTATATCATTTCTATTAAAATCGGATTCAATAACTTTTTTACTTAAAAAATCTGAAATTATTTGAGATATCATTTTTTTTGAAAAATACTCATAAATACCACCACCATCCTCATAATTTATATAATCATCATATTTTTCAAATTGTAATTTAAAATCCTTATTAAATAAATATAGATTATCTATTCGAATGATATCTTTGATTATTTCTTCTTCAAGTTCATTTTTATAAAATAAAACGCTAGTATTTTCAAATGGTCCTCTAATTAATGGATAAGGTGCGTTGGAAAATCCATCTTTATCTTTTTGTTCATAGTATACTTGTTTTAACAAATCATCAATTCTTTGTTTAGCATTACGAAGTTCTTTTTTGGTAACATAATAATAATCACCACTTTCATTAACTATAGTATCAATAATAAGAAATAATAAAAGCACCATTGATGCAACAATTAAAACATTTACTAATACTGATATTGCTGATAATGCTAATCCCTTTACAGCACTTGAAGCTGCTGTTACATTAGCTTTCATATTTTTATAAGAATCATTCATTTTTTTGACTAAATCACCTATGGATTTTGAAAATTTGGTTGAAACTACTTTAAATTTTGTTTTTAAAGATTGTTTTGCTTTTTTTTCATCAACATTGGTTATTTTTATTGTGTCTTCTTTCATAATTTCTGAAGTTATATCATCTAATGACGATATAGGAGTTGTTCCTAATGGTGGTGGTGTTCCTGATGGTGGTGTTACTGATGGTGGTGGTGTTGCTGCTTTTCCTGTTTGTACTTCATATGCTTGATTACCATCTGTATTCTCTACAAAAAATGATACATTTTCTTGTTTTTCAATTTGTTTGTTAAGATTTTCTTCAAATGTCTTAGATATTTCAGAATCATTCATGATATTAAGTTTCGGATCCTGAGAAGTTTCGATAATAGCACTTTGAAATACATTTCTAATTACACCTTGACGAATCTCAACTTTATTTGTCATTTTGGGTAAAGTTGCTTTTGAATCAGTAGAAATTGAAGGTAATTTTCCTCCTCTACCTTCTATAAAGTAAACTTTTTTACCTATTGGCATTTTTTCATTTTCTATGGTATCTGTAAGAGGATCAAAAACAATGTTTGATGATAAACTATACACATCCTTTATATTTACTAATTTTCGTGGGTCTTCAAAAAGACCAGATACCAAATCCAAACTTGTAACAACGTTTCTATTTAAATATTTTTTAGGATCTGAAAATGATGATATAGCTTTTGTAGTTTTTGTTTCTTCAAAATTTTCAAATAATGATATTGACAAATTTTCTAAATTAATTAAATTGTCAACTTGCTCCCTAATATTTTCATACAAAGAAATATAATCGCCGATTATTATTTCTTTTTTAAGTATCATTTCTTGTTCCTCATATGTTAAAACTTTGTTTATATTTTCTGAAACAACTTTTCTTGATAAAAAATTTAAAACTATTATAATAATACCTTTAAGAATATCTTCTCTATGTAAAATAGATTTATAAACACAATATTGTTTTTCTGAAAAAATTGTTTCTTGAGAACAACTGAAAATATCAGAATTACAACCAGTATATCCAGTATATCCTAAACAATTATTTTTACTAATATAATCATTCACAAAGTTTTCATTTATACAAGATTTTACTATAAGTTTTTTAGACGGTCTAATAGCTTGGAAAAAACGATCATAACATTGAGATAATGATAATTTATATATGTCACTTGTTTCTTCGTCATATCCAGTTGTTTGTTTATATTTAATATTTGAAATTTTAGAAAATCTTGTCGTGTTTTTATTTAATTTATTTATTGTATTTGAAAAAATTGGATTATAAGACATATTTATTTTATATATTTTATATTTATAATAAATATAAAAAAATAGAAAAAAATTACATTGTATTTTCCCATAATTTTTCTATAATTCTAACAGGATGACTATCTAATGAACCAAGCTCAGCATATTTTTTCATTTCTCGATAAAAATTTTGTATTTTAGGTAAGCTTTCATCCCACCATTTATGATCTCTTTCAACTTCTAAAATGTAAATTTTTCCTGAATTATTTTCAGAATCAGCAGGATCAATATAGTATTCAACATAATGTGAAACTTCACAGTCAAACATATTCATATAAACTTGACATTGACTTAAATAATGTTTCGGTATATTTTCCATAGTCAAAGGTTCACTTCTATCATTTTTTAAAGGACATTTAATTTCAACAATACATGATTTTTTACAATCTATTTCAGTTCTTTTTCTTTTTCTTGTTTTTTTTTGAATGTTTATTTCAGTTATTCCATCAAAACGTCCAGTAATCCATTCATAATTAGGATGTTTACAATTGGATAAATTTGTGGTTACCTTATTACCACTACATTTTTCATAATTTTTTAGTGCTTCACTTTCATATTTGTTACCATGTTCAGTGAATTTATTTCCAAAAAAAATATTTTTTTTTTCAATCTTAGCTTCTAATAATTGAAAAGGTGTTTGATACGGATTTAAATTTAATATTGTTGCGAAATCACGAGCATTTATATTAGGTGTTTGCATCATAATTGTTTATTATTCTTATTCCTTATTTTTTAAATATATTAAATCTTTCTGTATAATTAATAACTTTTCTAATAGACATGTTAAGAGACGATATATTTTTTATAAAGTCGATTTTTTTAATATAATAATTGTAATTATAACAAAAAATTATAAAATATATATTTATTTTAAGCTTTAAATACATATGAAATTTTAGCCTATTCTTCATTTATTGGTTTTAATTTCATAAGTCGAAATTTTACTATCATGTTGTCAACATATCGATTCGCTTTTCTTTCGCAAATTCGTGAATTGATAAAACATCTTATTTTTTCTGGTTTATCCAGATTTCGATTAGGATCACGGAAAAAACTCATAGATTTATTCACAATCATTTTCTTAGTTAGAAAATAGTCCCTAGTACAAATTTTCTTGTCGTTAACTAAACTTATTATAAAACTATCCATTTTTTTCTTTTACAAACTTGTTTCTTATTTAAAAAAAATATAATAAAAATCATTTTTTTTTACCCGAAACTATTTAGCTTTTATATTATAATTTAATACTTATAAAAGGAGGCATTATTATTATGAGACGAACCAGCCGTTGGATTTATGGTACTAGAATATAATGTTTTTGTATTAGTATGTATGTTGATATTATAATTCATATGTAATTTTTCTTATTTACTTCAAATAATATATATATAAAAAAATGTATATATATATATTATAATAATTATATTGATATGTATTCGGGATATAATCTAATTTATGGTATGGAACTAACAATAGATGACATTATTTTATTATTTGATTTAGAAGAAGATTATTACGAAGAAGAAGAAAATATATTTGAAATTCAGGATAGAATAAATAGAATGTTGGAAAAAAATTTTGTATTCATAAAATTTATAAAAAAACCATGTTGTTTTCATGAAAGATTTTCTGTATATATAGGAGTAAATTTAGGTGAAAATGATATTCAATATAGAAGTAATGTTGAATTTTTTGAAGATTTTCAAATGTACGATGATTTCTTTCAATCTAAATTAGATAATATCAAAAAAAAATATCTTTCAAACAAAGATGAAATAGAAAACGAATTCAAAAGTTTTTTTGAAATTTATTCTGATAGTATTCCAAATGATTTATTTTTTTTCACAATACCTAATGATTGCGAATGTTGTACATGATTAATAATGATGACAAACATTATCTTCATTTAATTTTTTTATAAATTCTTTAGATTCCGGTCTTCTGAAAGATAATATACCCTTTAATTTTATTTGAAATAGTCTTTTATTTTCAATTTCATTGTCTAGAATATTAAGTGTCTGTTCGCGAATTTTTTTTACTTTTTTTTTAGAACATCCTTCTAATAAAAGTTTTTTTATTCTTTCAGTTAATATTTTTTTTTCTTCATTAATAAAAGAATCAATTACATTCAAGCGAATTCTTTTCATATTTCCTAAAATTGGCTTGTTGTCATAAGATATATTAAAACTATTCATCATTTATTATAATTTTCTTAATATATATAAACTTTTTTTTATATATATTATATATAAGTAATACAAATAATAATCTAACGAATAATAAATTTATAAATGTATTTTATAGATGGTAATGGAAACATATCAGATACTGTATGAATTTTACTTATTCATAATTTAAAAAGAGATTTAGTAAGTTACTAATAATATCTAATTAGTACTTCTTACAAAAAAATGATTTTTTCATGAAAAAAATTCAATTAAGTTTAATTAAGTTAAAAACATGTCATTTTCAAAATTTGAAAATAAATCAACTGTTGTTGCCTACGATTGTTCGTATTCCACTTCTGAAGGTTGTTCAGGATCGGTTGTGAATTTTTATCATTCTGAGACACAAAAATTAGTCTCAGTCCTTGATGAGTCAACTACGCTTTTTATAAGATGGGATGATAAACATACTGAAATTTCCAAAAAAGATTTAGAAATTATAAATAAAAATAAAAGAGGATTCAACGGAACTTCTCCTATTTCACTTTTCAAGTTTCTAAAGGAAATAAATTTCCACGGTGATTTGATATTCATATCTGATGGTCAGATATCAAACGAAGACTCTCAAAAATGCTCGGATATTTTATCCAACTGGAAATTTAATAATGTATATGTATATCTAATCTACACAGGCGGGTCTATAAACGAGTCCGTTTCTTGTGCAATTACACGTGGTAGTCCTCATGTTGTGAAAATGTATAACAAAGGATATTTTAGTTCTCCTGTTATTACCACTGTTTGTGCCGATGACTTTGTACAAGCAAACAATATTGACTCTATAGAAACTATAGATGACTTTATGTCAAGAAAGAAAAACTTAGAAAATGTTCTAGTATCTTTAAATATGGGAACTAGTGGTAATAAAAGTTTACATAGCAAGCTAGTATATCTTAAAAATAAACTGATAAAACTAGAAAGTAAAAGTTTTTCAAAAGATATTAATAATCCAGTTTCAACATTGATAAATAATTTTGAAAATAAAACTCTGTCAATCGGTTATCTAGACAAGGTTTGGAAGTATTATTACAAAATTGAAGATGATGATGAAAGCTGGACAAAAACTATTGATAAATTTATTTCATGGTGCTCAGGAAGTTTGTTAAGTTCTTTTGATAGGAATAGAATTACTAACAGAGAGGTGTCATCAATAATGACTCCTTTGGTTCCGTCTGAAAACGTGGTAGTTATTGAAGAAAAACTTGAAAATTTGAAATTAACTTGCCCTATAACTCTTTCTGAGTCATCAAATATGATTCTTTTGATGAAAAAAAACAACGGTGCTTCTATTTTCGACGAATTAGAAACTAAAACAAGAGATTCATTAATAAATTGTCCCTTAAATGCATTGTCAAATACAGACATATTATTATACATAAAGTCTATATTAGATTGTGTCATAAGTATTGAAGCATATAAAGAACTTGTGGAGTATGGTATTTCTGACAAAAGTCCGCTTACAAGAGACGAAATATTTGGTGGTCTTTGTCTAGGAAAAGACGAAAGCCATGTAAAAGCAACGAATTCTACACTAAGATATGTTTTAACTGGAGGAAAATCTTTAGGAAATATAGATTTGTGGTTCGCTGTAATTTATTTTGTAATTGAAAGAGGTTATGCGGAACACTTGAAAGAATATTTACCTATGGTTAGAGAACATCTTCAATATAGATTACTCAATAGTAACAGTTACATGTGCTTATCTGGTTTACCTACATATCCCACTTATTTAGTACCGTTAGGATTATCTTTATGGTGTTCTGTAACGGCATCGACTTCTGACATATCTCTAATTAAAAACCCTAAAAACGATCCTATTAGATTGCATCTTTCATATTCATGTGAAATAATTAAGTTATTAAATATGATTGACTTAAACGTCTCACCTGAATTATTTAAACATATAGATCGTTTAAAAACTTTAAGGTATTTTCTACTAAGTGTCAAAAAAAGTAATAAACACGCTTTAAAATTAAAAAATCTGATTGATGCTCTATATTATAATGCAATCGAAACATCAGATCTTTGGGTTCTAATTGACGGTGAACCATCGGATGAACAGATTTGTAAAGTTAGATCTCAACTTCCAAATTTTTGTCAATCGCTTTCAAATACTGAAATTAAAGATATTTTAGATTTATGCGACAGTAACAAATCAGAATCGGATATATATATATATCTTACAGTTATGATATCAAACCTTATAGAAAAATGTCTACGAAGAATTGGAGTTATGGAGGTATCATGCCATATAGTGAAGTTTCAATATGCTCTAAAACATGTAGGCCTTATTATATCATAAATGATAATGGAAAAGAAAAAACATGGACGCAAAAAGCATTTGAAATTTACGGTAACGAATTTGCTCTATTTTCAACTAACAATTTTTTTGGAAATTATATTTTCCAAAAACAAAAATATCCGACTAAATCAGAATTTCTGAATTATTTATTCTTGTATCATCAAACAAGATATATTAAAACTTTACCTTCATGTATTAACCAATTTATTGATGAAGTATTTAATGAGTATGAAAATATTATTAGTACTATTAGTCATTCAGTTTTTGCCGAACGTTGGCAGAAAAGTATTAATAAAGATGTAAGAATGAAAATGGAAAAAGAATAGAAAATAATTAAAAATATAATTATTTTATGTAATGTTTTTTGTATTACTTTTGGAGATAATAATTCATTATAAAAAAAGTTAAAATTCACAAATACTTTTTCTAAGAGTCGTAAGTAAAGAAATATTTTCTGTATTATAAAATATATTCTCATAGAATAACATATTTTCTAACATTCGTTTAGACAAATATTCTTTTCTGATGTATTCGCATAATTTCATTTGATTATCAACTGTATTTCTAAATTGAATCAGCATTCTATTTTTTGTATTACCATTATTGTTTTTACACCATGTTACAAAATTATCAAAATTATTGAAAAATATTGAACAAATTATATAATATGACAAAACACTAGTTTCTTCCTTGTATTTTTTTCTTTTCATTTCACTTTTAGAATCATTTGAAAATAAATTTATATAAGTCATATGCATATGATCTAAATTTTTCACAGCTTGGAATAAACTAAAATAAATTTCATAGTTAATACATGCTATCGTTCTTGATATGAAACCATTTTTGTCATTATAACATGAAAAATACGAACATAACAAACAATTAATAGTACGTGCCCAAAAATCACAGTATGCTTCGAATAATTTAACTTTGGAATTTACAGGGAATATAGATAATATAAAATCTTTTGTATTCTCATTGTCCATATCGGAAAAATCTAGTCCAAAATTATGAAAAGTTTCATGTAAAAAGACTTTGAACCATTCCTCTTTTCTAAATATAACAATTTCAGAATCTGGAATACAAGTGAAAGTAAATCCAGTATTGACATTTTTTCTTTCGAAACATTCCCCTTTATTTTCGGGTAATTTTTTAATAATATCATTTAAATAAATAAAAATATTTAATTTCCTAGAGCATTTTTCATTCTGAGTATGTTTTGTTAAAAAGCATAGCCAGAACATAATTCTTTTGATATAATCTATTATATTTAAATATTCATCTTCATCATTGATGACAAAAAAAACTGAAATAGAACGCCCAAAAAAATCAGGAAAATTAAAAATAATTTTTCGCGAAGCATTTTCGTTTATATATTCTCTAATCTCTTTTACAATGTAATTAAAATCACTGTTTTTAGGTATATCACTTTTTTTTTTTATTTGTTCGTCAGCAATAATATGATCTTCAAATGAAATTTTACTTATAATTTGAGTTATTTCCTTAAAATATGAAAAGAACTGAAGAAATGTTTCTTTAGAATTACTGAGCATATTTATTTGAGATTCAGGAATATTTTTACTTAAAGATTTTATTAGTTCGATTGAATCTTCGGTTAACAATTTTTTTCTACAACAATACATAACGAGTTTTTTTATTATATTATTTAATAAAAAAAAAATACTTTTCATTATTTAAAGTTTTACGTAGTCTTATATAATAAAGATAATCAATCAATCATGACCAATTTTAGAAATGTTAAAATGGTTTCTCAACCTCATGGGCTGAAAGTAAAACTTTTTCCACATCAATTAGCAAGTATCTACAAAATGGAACATCTTGAAGAAACAAAGACAATTGAAACAGAAAATTACGTTAAATACACAAAAATAGGAATAAATTCTGATTTAACAGGATTTGGAAAAACACTAGCAATAATTGGTTTAATTATTAGAGACAAAATGGAATGGAATTTAGAATTTCCTTATACTCATGAAATGATCACAAGTGATTCAAGAGGTTTAGTAAAAACTTATACAACTGCAAGATTTGATAAACTTCCAACCAATTTAATTTTAGTATCACAATCTATTATAGGGCAATGGGAAAAAGAACTACAAAAATCCGATTTAAAATTTACATCAGTAATTTCAAATAAAGATATTGAAAAAATAACTTTGGAAAATTATGATGTTGTCCTCGTTTCACCTTCTTTTTATAATAAAATTGTTGTAATGAATCCCAAATTAGCTTGGAAAAGATTTATATTTGATGAACCTGGTAATTTAAGAATTTCAGGAATGTTACCAATCCAAGCTGGTTTTTACTGGTTTGTTACAGCAACTCCTCTAAGTATTTACAATAATCACAAAAATTGTAAGGGAAGTTTCATGAGAGAATTATTTTATTATAATAATTTTAATAGTGACAATGAACTTTTCATAAAGGATATAACTATACAAAATAATCCGGAATTTGTTAGAGAATCTTTTGATATGCCACCAACTGAACATTTATATCATAATTGTTATCAACCTATCCTAAATGCAATATCTTGCTTTGTAAGTAATACTATAAAAATAATGATCGAGGCTGGAAATATAGAAGGAGCAATTATTGCCTTAGGTGGAACCAAAACTACAAATATTGTTGAACTTATAAAGGAAAAAAAACAAAAAGAATTACAAATGATAACCGAAAAGATTTCTATATGTAGCGATGAAACTAGAAAACAAGATTATATCTCACAAAAGGATAATATAATTAGACAAATTTCTTTAATTGAAGAAAGATTTCAAAATATGTTAAATGACAATTGTTTGATTTGTTGCGAAAAATTTAAGAATCCTATACTTGAACCTGGTTGTCAAAATCTTTTTTGCGGTGAATGCCTACTCACATGGTTACAAAGAAAAAATTCTTGTCCTGCATGCAGAATCAGAGTAAATCCAAGTGATTTAATTTATGTAGAATCGCGTGATACTGATAATAATAACAGTGATGTAGAAAATAAATATGAAAAAGAAATAAGAATGACAAAAGTTCAAAAAGTTGTCGATATAATAAGAAAAAATAAAGATGGAAAATTTCTAGTTTTTTCTGAATATGATAGTACTTTTTATCCAATTTGCGACGCCTTAAGAGAACATAAAATTGGTTTTATTGAAATTAAAGGTTGTATAAAAAATAGAGAAAAAATGCTTGATCTCTTTAAAAGTGGTAAGATACCTGTTTTGTTTTTAAATTCTACATTCAATGGTGCTGGTCTTAACTTAACTGAATCAACAGATATTATTTTATGTCATCAAATGACTGAATCACAGGAAACTCAAATTATTGGACGTGCGAATAGGATAGGAAGAACTCAAAAATTATTTGTACATCATTTGTTGGTCAATTCATAAATAAATTATTTTATAAAAAGACAATATTATTTTTATAAAATATTTTAAACATAGATTTTTTTTTATCTATAACTACATTTTTTGCATTGTGATCTTGGTTGATAGCTAAAACCTTCCACAGCAATATCGTTTTTAGCAACATCAGGTGTGGGACTATTGTTATTATAGCTAGCACCAATTGAATCACTAATATATTGCATATATTGTGGTCTTTGAATATTTTCCACACCAACACGATCTTCGGCGCTATTACATCCTTCCCTCTTTGTGTAAAAGGAATCAGCACAAGCAACACGACCTGCTGTATCTAAACCGTTCCATACGGGGCAAACTAGATTTTTAGGATTTAAAAATCTATCGGATTGAATTCTTTGTTGATATCCAACATCAACTTTACATGTTCTTAATGCGCTTTCTAAATTTAATATTCCAGACATATTTCTTTATTAAAAAAGAAAATATTTTTTTTACTTTTTTTTCTGATTTTTTATTTATTTAGAGATTTTTTGGGATTATATATATGCAATAAAATTATAATTTTACTATGGACATATTTTTTCACTTAAATTATTATTAAATAAATAAGAACTTGTTTAAGAAGTTTAAAAAAATAAAAAAATAAAATATTTATTTAAATAAAGAAACAATCTATGTCTTTAAAAATTACTAATTCAAGTTCGGTTGGTGTCGAAACAAAAACATTACAAACTAAAAATATTAAAACTAAAAATTTATTTGTGAAGAATAATACTTTAATAAAAAATAATGCGGTAGTAGAAAATACTTTGCAAGTTGGAAAAGAATATCTACTTTCATCAAAAAATATAACAAGTGATTTAGGATTCACTATTGGTAGAACTCCAACAAAAGATATGGAAAATGAAAATTATACCAATGAATTTAATCCTTTTAGTTATCAATCAAGTTTTTTTCCAGGCATGGCAGATTTTATAAACTCAAATATAGTTGCCGGTGATAAATCTAGTGGATCTAGACTTACAGCATCATATTGGAATGATTTAGGTAATGATGTATTTGATGACTGGGGGTATTTTTATTTATATGATGTTAGTTCAGGTAAGTATTATTTTCCTTTAATATATCCACAAAATCAAGATAATGGTATTATAACAACTCAAACATTTACTGCTTTTGAAAGAACATTTACTATTAGCCATGGCTGGACAGTTCAAGGTATTTTTAAATTTGATATATCTGTTAATGATAATAAATTATTTAGATTCGGAGCTTATGGAAATATGGGTTCTGATGGTGATGAAGTTCTTGAAGAATTAACAGAATCTTATATTGTGAAAGGCAATGATTTAACATTATACTATCATCATCACCAGGAATCAGGTGATAGTATCGAACAACTATATTCTTATTTTATACCTAAAAAAATATCTGAAAACGATAGCATACAATCATATAATGCATACTATGATTCTGATGACATGTCTATTTTATCCAAGGAAGTAACTTCAGGTTTGTTAGTATATTTTTCAAAATCTTATAATGTAAAAGATTGGGTTATAAATGATATAGATGTAGCCTCCGATTCAAGTTATTCAACATTAATAAATGGTAATGAATATGTTAAAGGTAATATTTTATCATCAGGAACTAATTTAGGAAGATTATCATTGACAACGATGAGTGATTCTAATTATAATGCTTCAGCATCATCACTTATTAATGGATATTTTAAAAATTCAACATTGTCTGGTAATAGATTATTTGTTATACCATCAGCTGAAGATATTGTTTCAGCAATTCCAAATTGTTGTCTAAATACAAGTTTTCGTTTTACAATAAATAATGTCCAATCTGGGTCATATAACAGAACTTTATCAACTTATGATGGGTCTGTAACTATAGATTCGTCTTGTTTAAATATAGATGTTGTTCAAAATTTTATTTTTTCATATATAGTTTTGATTACAAATATTACTTCTGGAAGTGAATCTGCTATAATTTTACAAGATTCTAATACTGAATTATTCTAAACTAATTCTATTTTTTTTTTATTTGTGTGTTTTTTTTACAAATAAAAAAATATTATTATTTAACGATACTCATTTACACATGCTCTATTTATTCCAATATATGATGTATCTTGAGCATAGCAAGGATAAACTACTGAACAAGCACTTTGAAAACATAAATTTGGACGTTTTAAAGTTTCTTTATTCTTGTTATCTTTTTCAACCTTAATTTTAGGAGTCCAACCAGCCTCTCTTTCTGAAACTATAGGTTTATCATAAGTTGGAATTCCTTGAAACCAACGAGGGTAAGGGAAAATATTCATATCATTTTGAACACCATACATTGAATTATCAACAATATAAGGAACATTCCTATTTTTGTAAAAAATTTCCATTTTTACAGCATCTATATTCTTTTGTCTTTGGTCCATTAAATTATTACTATATTCTGTCATTTTTTTTTACAAGTTATATTATATTTTTATTTAAGAAAATATTTTTAAAATAATAATAAAAATATGTTAAAACTTGTGAAATATTCTGAAAAACATGTCAATACTGGAGATGCTATGCAAACTATAGCTTTAATGGATTTTATAGAACGTGAATATAAAATAAAATTAGATAATTTTCAAGATAGATCTAACATGACTGAAAATGACATGATTATAAATGGTTGGCATAGACATCGTCGTGAAAAACTACCAACTGAAGCTATTTATATTGGACTACATTCAGATTATGTTATGATGAAATATATAAAAAAAAATACTTTAATTGGTTGTAGAGATCCTTTTACTGTAGAACAAGTAAGTAAAATTTCCGGACTTAAATCTTTATTAACTGGTTGTGCAACATCAACAATACCTCTTTATACTGGTGAACGAAAAGGCGAGGTTATTTATATGCATGAAGATAAAGAAACCGGTATTATTCCTTTTGAGGAACAAATAGAAATCGCACGAAATCTTATTAATGAATTAAAAACTAAAGAATTGGTAACAACTAATAGATTACATATAGCTTTACCATGCATAGCGCTAGGTACCCCCGTTATTATTAAAAAAAGAGAATTCCAACCTGAAAGATTTTCTATGTTTGAAACTTCAGGTTTGTTTCCTGGTTTTGATAAAGTAGTAACTTATAAAGTTGGTGGATTGAGAGATTATTTAGAAAATCTATTTATTGAAGGTTTCAATAAGATTGTTTTAAATTCTTCGAATTTCATATCTTTGTTATCACAAAAATCTAATAATAATATTGAGGAAGAAAATTATATTTTAGATAACAGTAGTTAAATCTTCTACTTCATTAATATCAAAATCAAATATTAATTCATCAAATTTACTTGGATTCTTTAGTAAAGGAATTTGACATTGATACAAAATATATTTTTCCATATTATTTGTATAAATTGTTTCTAAATCAGTATTTATTACACAATCCGTTCCAATTAAAAATATTATATTATATTTACCCAATGTCAATTGATATTTAATAAATTGTTCCTCATTGAAATCTTTTAATCCTAATTTACATTCATAAATTGTATTTTTTGGTATACAAATGAAATCGAAAATACACTTCTCGTATTTAAATTGAGTTCCTATACTATCTCCATATTTTTCTTTTATTATATTTTCCCAATATTTTTCCTGTTCACAAGATCTTTCTTTCGCAATTTTAAAAGATTTTGCTCCTTTATATTCTAAACCTCCTATTTTTTTAATATCTTCAATTATAAATGGAATATTTTGTAATTCATAACATGACATAAATTCTTTAAAATCTTCTCTTTTTATTTCTAATTCTTTACCCTCTTGTTCAAGAACTTTTAACCATTTAGAAGGCGCTTTTATATCAAATGGATTACTTTTTTCAATAGCAATATTATTTTTTATGTCATTTTTTATCTTATTAACCATTTTTAAATAAAAAGAATAGCAAAATAATTCTTTTTCATTTAATTTTACTTCTAATTCATCTACAGATTTTAGATTGAAATATTTGTAATTTTCTAAAGTAATATCTTCTTCTTCTTCACTTTTTTTATTTTCTTTAAAAAAAAAGATTTTAGGGTCATAATTTTTCAAAGAATTATACAAATATTCATAACTTTCCTTAAACCAATCTTGTTCTATTAACCATGAACAATATTTTCGATCTTTAAGTAAATCAAAAAGATCTTTATCCTTATATTTACCAAAAGTAATATAATTCAGATTTAGTTGAATTTTTTTCTCTTCTTCCATTTTTTTAATTTCATTTTTTTCTAGTTTCTAAATTGAAATTATTTTTTATTTTTCATTATTATTGAAATTTATTTTCAAGTCATAAAAATTATTTGATACCCCTCCTCCTTTTACATTCCAAAAAAATAAATTGAAAATAATTTTACTTTTATATTTCATTTTAACTTCACGATTAATGAAAAAATTATAATTATAAATACCTTTACTGTTTGATTCAATTGATGATGAAATCGGAAATATATACCCACCTATTGAAATAGAAATACATTGAAAATTTATAGGAGATAATGATTTTAGTTCTATTGATATATAAGATTTACTCCTTAATAAAATTGGATAAGGATTATTCAGATTGAAAATAAATAATTTACTACCCCTTTCATACTGTTTTGGAATATTCAATTTATGCGTGAAAGAAAAAAATGATGATGTTCTATTATTATTACATGACTGAGTATATTCAGAAGGACATTTTTTTCCATTTCCTGTTGGTTTTTTTGTAACGATTGGATACACTTTTTGAATTCCATTAGCATCACATTCACCTAATTGTAAAGTGTATTCACAGTCAACATTTTTATTAGCACTTATAGATTCTTCTTCTTTTTTTATTATTTCTTGAAAATTTAATGAACTAATAGGAATAGGTTCACTATTATTATTGGAGTTGACAACATTTCCCATTTATTTTAATATATATATTTTTTTTATTTTTTTACTAAATATTGAATCAAAAACACTATTGAAATTACAATTGCAAATAAAAAAAAAGAAAATAATTTTGGATATTCATTTAAAAATACATGAATAAAATTGTATTTATATTTAATTATTTCATTAATACCCAATTTGTGATTACAATACCCAAGTTTTTGTATAATATTATCCAAATAAGTTGACCCGGGTCCATGTAAAAAAAATGGAAAAGTGTTATTATAAGAAACTTTTCGATCACTAGCACTTATATTAACTAAACTATCTATTTCATTAAGAGGATGATCTAATGTTAAAAAAATATCATTATTCTTGTCTATGTGAAAAATAGAATCATTTAAACTACAATATTTAGTCATCAACATTTGATCATCGGCATTATTTTTATCGTTTAAATTTCTTATTTGTTTTATAATTTGCAGCAAATCTTTTGTAAAGCCGATATAAGTACCGGCATTTAAAGAAATACCATTGCAAGTTCCGAAATATATTTTAACTAATAATTTATTTATAAAATTTGTATGTGAAATGTTATCGTATCCAACAATAATTTTACATTTTTTTTCGTGGTATAATTTTAGAAAAGTATTTTTTAATTCGTTTAAATTTCTTGTGCAAATTACGTCATATCCGTCGATAAAACAAACGATATCATCATCATCAAGAGTTTCCAAATATTCAATCATTAATTTAAATCTCCAATTAAAACCTTCCCATTTTTGTCCATAGCCTAGTATTTCTAACTCCTTACCATGTTTTCGACAACTTTCAACTAAATAAGGGAAATAATATCTACTTTCAGTTGCAACTGTCACTATATGCAAATCGTCATTCATTATTTATTTTTATATATCAAAATTTATTTTGTATAAATAATAATAACTTCTTTGAATAAAATAAAAAAAAACGATGAGCGAACAATTGAAAAAATATGACGAAAATACTCCGACTTTTTCTCTAAAAGGCTTGAAAACTTACGGAAGGATTGTTAATGTGATTGATGGCGATACAGTTGATATTGTTATACCTTTTTTTAACGGGGAACATTTTTATAAAATAAGCACCCGACTTATTGGTATTGACACATGTGAAATACATAGTCATAACGATAAAATAAAAGAAAAAGGATTGCAGACAAAAAGACGACTAATTGAATTATTATTGAACGAAGATATTATAGAAGTTACAAACAAAAAAAAAATAAAGCAAATATTCAATGATAAAGTGATTGTTGTATGGGTAGAATGCAATGATTTTGATAAATATGGAAGATTACTTGCTAATATTTATTTAGATAAAGAAAGTCAATCAATTTCAGAAATATTAGTAAAAGAAAACCTTGCATATAGATATGACGGTTCAACTAAACTTACCGAAGAAGAACAAATAGAAAAATTTCATATATAAAAAAAAGATTGATGTAGAATTTGAGGTATTATCGAAATTGATAAAAAAAAATTTTCAAATTATTATATAAAACAAAAATTGAAAAACAAAATATAAATTGTATTCAAAAAAGAAAATGCAACTCAGACTGGTAAATTTTAGATGTTATGCTGATAAAACTTTCGATTTCGGTGAAAATGGATTATTTCTTATTTCTGCACCTAGCGGACACGGAAAAAGTTCTATTTTAATGGCTATAAATTTTGCACTGTACGGCTCAGGTCAAAAAGTTGTTAGTCATGGACAAACTTCTTGTATTGTTGAATTTTCTTTTCAAGATTTACATATAGTTAGAAAGAAGAAACCTAATATACTAACCGTAATTTATGAAGGTAATAGCTTTGAGAACGACGTTGCACAAAATATAATAAACAAAAAATTTGGTACATCATTCAATGTTACTGGATATATTGCTCAAAATGCATTAAATTCTTTTATTGTAATGAGTCCGGCCGATAAACTCTCTTTTCTAGAAAAGTTTTCTTTTCAAGATATAAATTTAGAAGAAATTAGAACAAAATGTAAGTCACTAATACAAAAAAGAAATGAAGAATTTATAAAAATTATGTCACAAACACAAACGGTTGAACAAGTTTTATCTGAACTTACAGATCCGGAAGAAATTAAATTACCTTTCAAAACAAAAAATATTGAGTTATCTACTAAAAATGAAGAAGTTCGTTACAAAAATTGTGAAACTCTTATAAGGAAAAATACAAATATTCTATCAAAAATTAAAACAGAACTTAATGATACTTTAATTATAAACTCTTTTATACAAAATAAAGATGAAAATATAGAAAACTTATGTTCTAAATTAGAAAATCTTAGTATGGAAGAAACAACTAATGATTTCATTGGAGATGATGAATTGAATGAACTAAAAGAACGCTTAAAAATTATATTATCTTTGAAAGACTATAAAAGTATTAAATCTCAATTCGAAGAAAGTTCAAATCAGTTAGAAATTATGAAAGAAAAAGAAATTAGTGAAATAAAATCAAAACTTGAAACGAAAGAAGAATGTTTATGGAAAGATTATAGTAAATCTGAATGTACTGAACTAATTAGAGATTTAAAGTCTTTTTTAGAAGACGCGAAAAAAATATCCTTTTTAGAAAAACAAATTGATAACAATATTACTAGTGAAGACTTGATATCCAAGGAAAATTCTTTGAAAGAAAAAAAAGATATTTATAATGAAAAGAAAGAATTTATAGATGTTCTAAAAAAGAAAAAAATTACTTACAAATGTCCTTGTTGTAATAAAAAATTATTTTTCGAAAATGAAAATTTGCATGTATTCGATGGGCCAGAAATTAAAAATAATATAGAAGAAAATATTTTATCACAAGAAATTGCTTCATTGCAAAAAGAAATTAAAATTCTAGAAATCAATATAACAAAGATTAAAAATAAACTGGAACAAAACGATAAAATAATTGAGCAAATAAATGATATTGAATCTCAGTATGATGAAAAACCAAATCAACAATCAATTTCAGAAGACTTGGAACAAATGGAAAATTACTTAAAATCTCAGAATATTCTTGAAAAAGAAATTTTTAACCTAGAAAACAATTTGAAAAATGAAAAATTCTCTTCATCATATTTACTTTCAAAAAACAAGGTTCATAATTTAGAAAAACAATTGAAAGATTACGAAGAATCATTACATAACGATCTTGATGACAATATAATTGAAGAAGATGAAGAAAACTTACGAAATCTTATATTTGAAGAACAAAATAAACAAACTAATATCAAAAATATTCTTGACAAGAAAAAAACACTTGAAAAAGAAATTTCAATTCAAAAAAAATCGAATCAAATGAAAATAGATTGTCATATTGAAAAATACAATTCTATCAAATCTGAGAAAGAATTAAATGAACTTATAAATTCTTCCAATACTGAAATCGAAAATCTAAATATAAAAAAAGAAGAACATAAAGAAAATCTTTTAAAAATACAGGATTATAAAAAATATATAGAAGAAAAAAATAAATATGATAGTTGGATTAAAAAACTAAAAAATTTAAAAGAAAAGGAAGATGAAATTAAAAATAAATATAACGCTGCAAAAATTTTACTAGAAAAAATAATCGAATCTGAATCAATTGCTATGGTAAATGTTGTTGAAACTATTAATATGCATTCACAAGTTTATTTAGAAAATTTCTTTCCAGATAATCCAATCATTGTGAATCTCTGCTGTTTTAAGGAAACCAAGAAAAATAGTAAACCTCAAATTAATGTTGAAATAAGTTATAAAGGTTCTGATTGTGATATAACTAATCTTTCAGGTGGAGAAACTTCTAGAGTTATACTTGCCTTCACTTTAGCATTGGCAGAAATATTTAATGTA